CCATAGCAGCTTTGGCTGCGGCGGCCGGACTCCAGGCCAAGCCGTCTTTGGCACCGACGACTGCCAATGCAGGGGCAGCCTCCAATGCCCTTGAGAAATTGCGATTCGCGATTCGCGACTCCTCTTAGTCGTAGTCCTCTTCCAGGTCGACGTAGGCGAAGACTCCCTTGCCCAGCGTTCCCGTGCCCACCGTCCCGTCAACCGAGACCTCGATCACGTCGCCCGCGGACAGTGTGTCGTCGTCGATGACGCCCGCGACCACCGCGTAAGCCGCGTCCCCGCTGTCCAGCGTGATCACGGCCGTCAGGACGCTCACTCCGTTGACCAGCAGGTCGACCGCGATTTCCGAGTCGCCGATATTGGCGACGACGCTCCCGGCCTTGAAGGCCAGCAGCGTACCCGCCGTGCCGTGGACGACGTGAACCGTCCGCGCTTCGTCGGCGGCGCTGGTCGCCGATTCCTGCGCGTAGACCGCCCGGTGCTGATGCTCGAGTTTTGATGCCTCGATGCCGGCGCCGGCCTCGACGTGCTCCTTCTTAATTGACCCGTCATTCGGCTTCAGGTCCAGGAATACGACCGTCCCGCGGAACTGACCGGGCTCTTCAATGCGAAAGCTCATTGTAATCTCCTGCCGTGCCTTCTGTTATGTGTTCTTGTCACGCGCCTATGCGGAGGTTGGCGAAATCGCCCTTGTAATAAACTCTCTCGACGTAGGCGCTGGTCTGCTTTTGGTGTTCAGTTGCATCATTCTTCTCGCGTTGATAACGGACCCACACGTATTCCCAGCCCCTGACGATCGGAATGATGATGCCATGGCCCATGTCCACGTCCGTCTTGTTGGGATTGGCCGCGAAGCGGTAACCGAGCTCCCAGTCCTCGTCGCCCCGTTTCGAACCGGACGCGCCGAGAAACAGCACTTCACCCTCGTCGAAGCCCCTCCAGGAGGAGTTATTCGTCCGGCCTGTCAGCCGGAAGAGCTCCTTGACATACGCCTCGGTGATCTCCGTGTCCGCCTTGTAGTGCGTCTCGGAGAAATTGAAACTCTTCCAGTTGATGTCAATGCCCACGACCCTGTCGCCCATGTCGCCGATGGTTTTGTCATTGTCCGGCGTGGCGTCGGGATCGGTTGGAGTCGACATGCTGATCGTCTCGATGCTCTGGGTGATGTGCTGCGTGCCGCCGCCGGTGTCGAAGCTCCAGGAGGAATCGCCCACCTCGGGCGGAGTCTTTTCCGTCTTTCCGCCCTGGACGTATTGAGCCGTGCCGGTCCAGAGTCCCGCGCCCAGCGGCTCGACGCGGCAGGCCTCCCTGTACAGCCCCGCGTACCTGGTCGGGGCGGTGGTCTCCAAAAGGTCGAGGATCGCGTCGTCGTCCTCCGAACCCTGGATCGTGTAGATCAGCTCGACGCCCGCCGAGGCGCCGCTCGAGCGCGGCCGCGATTCCACCTTTTCGTCAATGGTTATTGCCATGATGAATTGCGATTCGCGATTTGCGATTCGCGACTCCTGTTCTTTAAGGCAGCAGGACGAGCTTGCCCTGGTCCGCCTTCTGCTCGATTCGTTTGACCGATTTGGCTGTGTCTTCCGTGGCCTTGGCGGTCCGCTCCGCCGCCCCGCCGGCGCCGCCGCCGAATATCCTGCGCGCGCCACCGCCGCCGAATGCGCCACGGCCCACGGCGGCGATGTTCGCCGCGCCTTCGATGGAAAGCCCGGCAAGCTTCTTTCTCAAGGCAAACTCGGTCTCGATCTGTTTAATCATGTCGCTATTCCCCTCGGCCTTTTCGATCGCGATGTTCTTTTCCAGATCGAGCAGGGCCGTCTTAAGATCGAGCCCCTTCTTCGTCGTCTCCAGACGGAGTCTCTCGATACGGTAGGCTCCGGCAAGTTCGGCGCCGGCGGCCGCTTCGAGTTGTGCCGACTTCTTGTCCTCGTCCTCCTTGGCCGAGTCCGCCGCCTTTTTGTCGAATTTGGCCCTGGATGCATCCAGTTCGCCCTGGCGAAGCATTTTCAGCTTTGCCAGGGTCTTTTCATGCCCGCCGAGTTTGCGAAGTTGCCTTTCCTCCAGACGGTACTTGTCGTGGATTCGTTCCCTGTCGCGCCTTGCCTCGTCCTCTATCTGGTCGATCCTCTGCTGTGCAATGTCCCGATTCACTTTCTCAATGAAGGTCGCGAGTTTTGCCTTGGACCCTTCACCGTCTGCGCCGAGCAATGGAAACTTTGTCGGCGCGGCATCCTCGCCTGGCTTCTGGCCGGTCAATGCCCAGTCCTCGCCGCCGAGAAGGGCCTGCCGCCGCTTATGCAACTCATTCAGTTGCCCTATCATGTCGTTGATGTTCCGGCCGACTTCCGCAATCGCACCTCTACCGAACAGAATACTTCCTGGATCATCCGTGGCCATGAAGGATTGCATCTTGGTCCGGTTTCGGTCCATGTTTTCATTGAGTTCTTCGATTTCTTTGTCAAGCTGCTGTATAAGCGGGACGGCCATTGCCTTGTTGAGCCGCTCCTGCGAATCGGCAGCGACCGAGATCTTGCTGGCCATCTCGTCCAACTTGATCCCAAGTGTGCCGTAGCCTCCTTCCAGTTGTTTGGTCAGGCGGCGGGCCTCTTTCATCTCATCGTTACTGAGTTTCTCCTTGCGGGCCAAGTCTCGGAGACGGTCCATCCTGTCCAATTCAACCTGACGCTGTCTGTCGCCCTCCTGGCGAAGCTTCTTCGCCGCATTCGCCATCTCATTGGTTTCGTCGGCGGACCTCTTCAGCGCGTAGGCGACCACGCCGAGGACAGCCGCCAGCCCGACCAGAACCGCTACAACGGGATGAACCGCGAGAAATGTGAGTGCGCCGATCAAGCCACCGATAACGGTGATCAACTTGCCAACGACCATCAGCGCCGCGCCGATGCCGACGACCCACAGGGCGGTCTTGCCGATCAGAATGGCGTACTGGGCGACCAGCTCCCGGTTCTCGTCGATCCAGATACGGATCCTCACGGCGAACTCGACGACCTCCTGTGCCGCAGCCTGAAGGGATGGAACCAGAGCAGCGCCCACTGTGAATGCTGTTTTCTTTACAACGGTGAAGAGGTCACCCATGGCGTCGGTGAATTTCTCAGCCGCCTGGGCGTCCTTTGTGGTCATCGTCACGCCCATCCGCCTGCCGGCCTTCATCACGGCCTCGATGCCGGCGGCGCCCTGCTCCATCATCGGCAGCATTGCGGTCCCGCTGCGACCCAGGAGCGTCATGGCGATCGCGGCCTTGCGGGAGGGATCCTCGATCCGACTGATCTGCTCGGCGAGGATCTTGAACTGCTCTTCGGGCTTCTTGCCCTGGAAATCCTTGATCGTCAGCCCCAGGTCGGCAAAACCGTCCACAGCGGTCGACAGGCCCCGTTCAGCGTCATAGATCGACCGCTGCATCCTCCGCAGTGCATTCTCCATCGAGCCGATGTCCGTACCGCTCCGCTTGGCCACGAATGCAAGTTCCGACAGTGCCTCCACGGAAAAGCCGGTCCGCTTGGCCATCTTGGCCATGTCGTCGCCCATCGACGAGAATACCTTCATCGTCGCCGCCAGGGGCGCGAGCGCGGCCGCGCCCAGCATGGTCATCTGGCGACCGAGCTGGCCGACCGATGCGCCGAACGCCTTCAGCTTGGCCGAGGCCCGTTTCAGCCCGCGGACCAGCTTACTGTCATCGGCGAACAGCTCGACGAACGCCCGTCCCGCTCGAATTGCGCCGGTAGGAGGCATTTCAACTTCCCTCGATGTCCATCAGTGCCCGTCTCAAAAGCATTCGAACCACGCGGTCGCTGGCGCCGCAGATCCACTGTGTGTATGCGAGTTTCGCGCCGTCGCTGGCCAGCAGTTTCCCTCGAAGCGCCTCGAGGTCGCCGCCAGCCGCCTCGGTCTCCAGGAACCCTTCGACGATTTGCAGCCATAGAAGATCCGACATTTTTATCAGCACTCCCGGCCAAACAGCCTTTGGCGGCAACGACCGCCAATGTTGGAAATCATTCCGTCTTGCCAGGGATGCGGGAGACCCGCAACTCCAGCCGCGTGGCGTAGTCACCGCAGCGGTCGAGGTCTTTCGCGTCCACCTTGGCCCGGGCGGCCTTTACGTCGATCCGCGCGCATGCGAGGAAAACGGACTCGCCGGCCCGCTTCCGAAATGCGGCCGGGTCGATTCGCAGCGTGCGCCGCTCCGCGAGCTGCGCGGAGTACTGCGCGGCCTCGATCGCGGACAGCTTCGCCTTCTTCATCGCCTCGCGGACCTGGCCGCTCAAAGACCGCTCCGCCGCGTTCAGGGATGTCTGCTCGGCGCGAAGGCCGCCGAGGTCGTCGATGAGCTTCTTCAGTTCCGTCCTGGTCATGTGAGGCCTTTCTATGCGCATTGCAGGCCGGACGGTGATTGGCGGTCAATATCGCCAGTATCGATCGATCTGCAATGCTGACACAAATCTATGCGCATTGCAGGCCGGACGGTGATTGGCGGTCAATATCGCCAGTATCGATCGATCTGCAATGCTGACACAAAATTGAGAGGCCCCGTACGACCTCGTGCAATTTGATGCAGCGTGCTTCAATTTGATGCAGCTTTGATGCAGTTCTGATACATCACCTGATGCATCAGGTGATACATCGACTCGTTACAGCTTGCCTTTCAGTGCGTCCTTGACGATGTCCTCCGTCGCGGACGACTGGCTCTGGCCGGCGGTGACCGCCTGGTGGACCTCGGCCGGCAACTGCTCGATCCCGGTCACGATCTCCCGGACCGCGTCGGCGAGGATATCGGCGTTCCCGTTCGCCTCTTCGGCGTCTGCCCGGGCCGCCTTGGCCGCCTTGGCTTTCCTCGCCGCCACCCACACCCCGACGGCGCCGGGAATGAGCGCCAGCAAGCCATAGTGATCCAGCACGCCGACCACCTTATCGAGCGTAGTATCCACCTGCTCGATCGCCTTATCTGCGACCTCCTCGATCGTCGGCCTGCGCCCGGCCTGGGCCTGGGCGGCGGCGTTTATCGTTGTCAGCGCTGCGTTCAGCGCGTCCAGCCTCGCCTGCTCCTCGGCCGATAGTTGCGCCTCGCCCG